CTTGTTGACTTGGCACAAATTAATACTTTGTCCTTATCAAGATTATCTATAGCACCAATCATTTGCTCATTATCTCTGTCTGCAACTAACTCATCTTTCTTGAGTATTCTTGAACGATACACCTTAACTTTAGGTGGTAAAATATAACCTTGCTTGACTAACTTTGGTGCAGGTACTTGACATATAACACCACCATAAACTTCTGTCCAGTTCATACCTGGTTTTACAGAACGACTATGCTTTGGTGTTGCTGTAAAGAAATAGCATCTACCTGCATACTGTGAGAAGTAATCAGTAGCAGGGAAAAAGTTTTTCTGTACTGAGTTGTGTGCTTCATCAAAGTAGATAGTATCAACATCAATACCACTTTCTTGAACTTTGTGTAATGAATGATATGTTGTAAATATAATAGTTCTACTTATGAAATTAACTAAGTTCTGCTCAACAAATCCCTGTATATCAATTGGATTGGTGCTACTGAATACACCCTTGATTTTACCACTATGAACGTGCATCACATCTACATCATTGTACTTCTCATCAATGATTTCCATAAACTCTTTGCATAGTTGCTCTGCAAGTAGTATGCGTGGTGCAACGACTACAACTGTACCATAATCTTCCAACTGCTTGACAGCATCCATAATCATACAGATGGTCTTACCACCACCAGTAGGAACAATGACTTGTCCTTTGTCATTGTCTAACATTGATTGTATTGCTTGCTCTTGATGTGGTCTTAGTTGCATTAGTTTTCTTTAGATGTCTTTATTATAGCACTCTTGTGAGTGGTGTATCAATCTCTTGTGACAGTTTTGGAACTGTATTACTTATTCTTTCATTTGATATTTCAATATACTTCTCTTCTCTCTCTATCAATATGTAATTACGGTTTGTTTCTACACACGCTACTGCTGTACTGCCACTACCACCGAAACAATCAAGAACTACATCGCCCTCCTCAGTACAATGATGAATAACATTCTTAAGTAGTTCAATTGGTTTAGGTGTCAAGTGTCCAAGTTTCTTTGAATCAAACTCATATTGCCATACCGAATGACAGTTCTTTTGATTAAAAAATTTAGGAACTAAGTCATTCATAGTAAAACCTAAATGCTTTGTGATTGGTTTGATAGTCTCCTCTGTAGGAAAGTTTTTACCTGTTTCTATATTACTGTACCAACCAGTAACATTACCATTTTTACTGAGTATTTCTTTACTAATATCAGATGATTTTATACCTAACTCTAACCTACGTTGTCTTAACTTTAAATGCAAATCTTTCTTTGTATAGAATAGAATATACTCTGCCATTTTCTGAAAGTTATTAAGTCCTTCTACTTGTATGAATCCATTTAAGAATCCTTCTTGCTTACAACCTGAGAATAACTTATTCCATACGATAAAGTTTCTATATTCTAAATTAGTTTCCTCACTTATTCTTCTATCCAACTCTGCCATGATTCTAAAATCATTATGGAAAAACCAGAATGAACCACTATCTTTCAAGACTCTATCAATCTCTATGAATACTTCTTGCATCCAATCATAATAAGATACACCTGTATATTCCTTTGGTTGATAACCTTTCTTAGTCACACCAAAATTATCCCAATCATCTTTAGCAATGTTGTATGGTGGGTCTATGAGAACAAGGTCAACAGACTTATCCTCAAGTTCTCTCATCTTAATGAGACTATCTCCATGATGTATGATGTTCATAAGCTCCTTTGATAGTTGTTTGAAATACGTCTTTTATATGACTATTTGATTGAAGTAAGTTACCACTTCTAGTAAGAGGTAAAATATTACCACCTCTAGTCTGATATTTGTCACTTCTAATTGGGTCAACATGACCAAATTGCACTTGTCTTAAGTCTCCCTTATCGTCTGATATATCTTGAATTCTATACCATTCTGGTTCAATTGTCCACCCATTAACAGCATCGCATAAGTATCCATCTTTACCAATTATGCGAATACCCTGTTCTTTGAACTCTTCTATTATTTCCTTCGACCTTTCAATAAGTTTATCTTCAATATCTTTTGGAAGTGTATGTTCAATACCCTTTTGAAGCATAAGGATAGCAGAGAAATCAAAATAAGCAGTAGCAATTAAATATGTTGTTGATGCAAATTCTAATGGTACACCCGCTTTCATTTTAACTTTATTTAATTTCCACCTATACTTTGCATTTAACTTAGTGTATTGGTCTTTTGTTATTTGTATAGGGAAAGTTCTTTGAGTTCTATTTTTAAAGAATATATCATCGTTGCCTGGTGCTTGAGAGCAATCTCTTACTTTGTTTCTGAATAATTCACTAAAAAAATTATCATATTGGTGCATACACTTTCCTTTATGTCCTTTTGGTAAACAACATTTTGGTTTTGAATTCTCAAACATAGTTTTAAAGAACTCAACATCTTGGTCAGTTCCAATCTCTTTAATTTTTTCTAAAGCTTGTTCAAATGTTTTTTTAAGAACTCCTCCTTTAAGAGTTTTCATACAAACTAAGTCATTATATTTACTTGTTTTTTCAAATTCCTGTGCCTCTGCGATAGCACTTCTATTTTCATCAGTTATCAATAAACACATAATAGTGTAAGGGTTGTTATGTATTCATTATAGCATGAAACAACTTCGTGTGCAGAGGATTGTGACAGTTTGATGATTGTCATTCAACACCATTTTTCCAATTATCAAAGTTCCATTTTTTCCATTGTCCATATCGTTTAGTATTATTTTTATCGCCAATCATTTCATAAAATTCATCATCAGGATTAAATGGAAGTGATTTAGCATATTCCCAAAAGGATGTATCAAATTCAGAACCATATTGATAATGCCATAAAATTATATTCTCTAATTGTTTCATTTTAGTTCTAATCTGATCGTTACAATAATCTAAGGATTGTATTTTAAATATGAAATCCCAAGATTGTCTGCAAATAAATTGATAAAATCCTACAGAGGTAGCTTCCATAGGTTCTATAAATCCATACATATTTCCTTGTAATATAGTTCTTTGACCATTATAAAAATTTTTTGCCATGTAATTTTCAAATATTAATTCATCAATAATATAATCTAAATCAAATCTAGACGTAAAATCTTCAATGGCATCATCACGTTTAGTAATCGTATTATTATAAAGATAACCATACGATACACTATCTTGATTTGGTATAACAAATGTCCATCCGTTAGGGGTTGCAACACATCTAGTATAAATTAAATCTGGATTTCTCTCATATTTTTTTGAAAGTAATACGCTATTTAAAGGATTTGTTAGAGTGTCGTAATTACTTTTATCTCGATTATGTCTACCTCTGCAATCAAATATAACATCTGCATCAATTTCTTCCTCTGGATTCTTAATGGTTTGGTCTATTACCTTAAAAAATCCTGAGTTACATACAACTTCAGATAACTTTTTAGGAACAAAATGTATACCCATATCATTCCATTGAAAAGGATGAAATATCTTTTTATTTTTTCTTCCCCATCCTTCATACAAAATACCACTTTTAAAAGTAGCACCAATCGGATTATTATACCAATTAATATCTAGAACATCTGCGATTAATTCTGGAACAGAGAGAGTTGTACCTTGCCCAACTTTCTCGATTGGATAGTAATGTGGACTATGATATAATTCAATTTCAAAATTATTTGATTGTTCAGATAGGTATTTTTGATAATGTAATGCAGTAATACATCCTGCATTTCCTGCACCTATGATTGCAATTCTCATTCCTATATTATACTACTTAAATCTAGTTTTGACAAGTAGAATATATATGTTATAATATTATTAAAATTGATTATGCATGGCAAATAATGAAAATGATCGAATGACAGATTTCATCATTCGATATAAAAAAGCATTTACAAGAGAAGAGTGCCGACAAATAATCGAACATATAGATTTTCTCGATGAAAATTCACTCCTTTTTCCTCAAGAATTAAGTAATAGACCCTTTCAAGACCAAGATGCTGTAAATGTTCTCTCAGATGAGGGGATTACTCTACCTACAGCTGCAAGTGTTACAAATAAAATTTTTCCTAAAATTCAACCATGTATAGACCAATATCTCAAACAATTTCCAATTCTAGGTTTAAGAAAATTTCTAATTCATGATTGTAAAGTAAAAAAAATAAAATGTGGTGGTGGATTTCACGCTTGGCACTATGAAAATGGTACTGTATCTGATGCTCGTAGAACTTTTGTTATTCAAATCTATCTTAATGATGATTTTGATGGAGGTGAAACAGAATTTTTATATCAAAATAGAAGAGAAAAAGCAGTTGCGGGAGATGTATTAATATTTCCATGTCAATATACTCACGTTCATAGAGGAAATCCTCCCATAGATGGAGACAAATATCTAGTTACCTCTTGGGCTTGGATACAAAATAATAAAATGTAATGAAAGAACAACTCGAAGCAGATATATATTGCGAACCCTTTCCTTTGATGGTGGTTAACAATTTTTATAATCAATTTGAATTAGAATTAATTTGGAAAGAACTTGATTTCTATACTGCACCTAATAAATTACTACCCGCTGAAAACTATGGAGGTGTAATTGGATATACAAATGCAAAAGCTTTGCTTCTCGATGACATTTATCGAAATAGGACTAAGGAAAAAGAGAAAGCAAATTTTAGAAATGTATCAAATATATTAACTCTAAATCGAAAATTATTTGAATGTGGTGTTTTAGATACCTTCTCTAAAATTCATGGGTGTGTGAGTCTTGCTAATCAAGCTAATTGGGATGTGACGAAAGTTAGATATTATCATGATGGCGAATATTATGATCCACATACAGATAAAACGACCATGTTTCTTGCCTTTTCATATTTTTACAAAGAACCTAAAAAATTTAAGGGAGGAGATTTAGAATTTCCTCAATATGATATGAAAATTTCTTGTGACAATAATTCAATGGTTATTTTTCCTGGTTGGGTTGAGCATGGTGTTAGAAAAGTAAAAATTAATGATTCTGATTACTTCGATGGTTGGGGAAGATATGCAATAACTTCTTTTTTTGGATGTAGGGAGAAAAATGCCAAACTTCTCTAATTTTATTTCTATTTACGATAAGGCATTAAGTAAAGATGATTGTACTCAGATAATTAATGACTTTGAAAATGACAAAGAAAATCAAATAGAGGGTAGGTCTGGAAACTATCAGATAAAAAGAGATGTAAAAAAATCTACAGACATCAATCATAATTTTGCAGACAAATCAAATACTAGTAAATTAATTTCATCTTGTCTTAAAAATCATATTGAAAAATATAAGGTGGTTTATCCTGACATCAATGCTTTGCCACCGTGGAGATGTACTAATTCTTATAATATACAAAAATATAATCCTAGTGATGGATATTATAAAACTCACTGTGAAGTGACTGATAAAAAATCAGGTAAACGAATTCTAGTTTGGATGATATATTTAAATACAGTTAGTAATGCTGGTACTTTATATCCTACCTATAAATTAGGGGTAAATGCTGTTCAAGGTCGATTGGTGCTGTGGCCATCATACTGGACTCATATGCATAGAGGTCAAATCAGTCACACAGAGACAAAATATATTGCTACAGGATGGTATGAATTTTCTTAGTAAAATGTATATTGATTACCTGCACTTCCACCATTTCCATTAGAACCCTCAATACTTCCTCCACCAGAGGCATTTTGACCTGCTTGATTTCTCCCTCCTCCATTACCTCCATTACCACCAACTGCTTCTGCATCGTTTTGCCCATTTATACCATCTCCTCCTGCATTTGCTGTTCCATCTTCATTTACATTTCCATTACCACCTTCTCCACCTGGTAAACCTGCACCACCGCCTCCACGACCACCAGCAGCGGAGTTTCTATCTCCCCAATCATTCTGTTCAGCTCCAGATCCACTTCCACCGCCACCGCCACCGCCAAATATTCTTGACTCTCCAGTAATCTCGTCTTGGAATCCTGAGTGTATTTTCATACCACTTGTACCATTACCACCGTTAGCACCAGAAGTTTCTTCGTTTCCACTACTTCCACCATTACCACCTTTACCACCAACAAGACCACTACTACCAACATCAATCGCAAATGTAGTTGCTGTTGGCCAAGCATTAGTTATAGAATCACTTATATTACCCATCTCTAGTGCAACATCATTAGTAGCTGATGCCCCTGCTGACCCAAATTGAGCATTAATGTGTATTATTACTTTCTTACCACCCTGCCACTCACTTTTAGTGATAGATGTTTTATAATTACCAACTATATTATAACTACCATTCGCAAACCGATTTGTATACGCATTATGATTAAAATCAGCGTTACCAGACGAATGTAAATCAACAACTATATTTGCTCTTTTACCATAAAAATCACTAAATTTTATTTCTCCAGACGTAGGTATACCAGTATCTAATGGTAAATTTGTCAATTCACCAAGATTTTTATTTCCAAAATCAGGATGAGTGTTTCTATAACTACCTAAACTTCTGAGAGGATTATTTCCAAATTCAGTCTCGATATTTGTAAAAGATATTTGTGAACCTGCATTAATTAATATTGCCATTAGCTGCTAGTTACTGTCTCCCAAGCACTTCCATTCCAGACTTGTAATTTATTAACTGTTGTATTATAAACCATTGCACCTGATAAAAGTGTTGCGGAATTAGTGTAAGCATCCCGTAAAAGATTTCTTTGAGTAGTTGTTACTCTAGGTGGAATCATATATGCAAGTTGAGATCTATTAAATGGTAATCCTGTTTCACCTTCATTTGTTATATTAACAGCGTCAGAGAAGTCTACTGCTGATCTAGTTGTATTACCGACTGATACAGCTTTTTTAAGTCTTACATTTCCTAAAATCTCAACAACTACGTTAGTATCAGATATCGTGTCAGTTTTAATACCTATTTGACTATTATTGTTGATAAAAATACGATTATTTAAACTTGAACCTATATTAACTTTATTACCTGAATCTGTAATGCCTATGCCTAGTCCTTGACTTACAAATAGATTTCTAATCGTGGATATTCCTGCTACTGGTGAGTCAATTAATCCAAACACATTTCCAGTGAGATTTCCTGTAACGTTTCCAGTAAGATTTGAATTTAATGCACCACTTAAAGTTAAATTATTTGTTATTTCAACACTACCTGAGAATTTTGAACTGCCAGCAACTTCAAATTTAGCTGATGGTGTAGTGATGCCGATACCCAGTGAACCTCCTATACCTGTGAGGGTCATCAATCTAGAGTTTAGTCCTTTATGCCAATGGAAATCACCAGCAACAGCACCAGCATTATTAGCACTTAAATGATAATTAAAATTGCCTGTGCCATAATTTATTATATCAAGTGACTGTGCTGAACTATAAGGTGCACCACCCGAAACTAAACCATATCTAAATTCTGCATTATTAGTATTATTTGTACCAGATTCTCTACCAACTGTTAAACCTGCTGAACCTGTATCACTTGTAACTTGAATTTCAACGTTAGCATTTTTTCTTATCTGAATGTCATTTGCAGGGGTATCAGTTCCTACTCCAACTGCATTAGCTAATGCATTACCACTAAATGTGGCATCACCAGTAAATGTTGAAACTCCTGCAATAGAAATATTGTCTAAATTTGTATGACCATCTACGTCTAAGTCTCCATTTGCATCAATATTTCCTGTGAATGTTGAAATACCTGTGACTGCTAATTGACCTGTTGTTGTAGTTCCAACAACGTTAATTCCTGAAGATGCAGTGCTTAATTTTAAAACATTATTGTATAATAAATCTGCACCAATATCAAACATTGCAGATGTAGAATTAACAATGGAAAGATCTGTATTTGCAATACTAACTACCGCTCCTGCTGTTGTTCCCTTTCCTATTCTGACAGCAGAACCACCAGATATCAGTCTTAATTCAGACTCAGGTTGGTATGTTCCTGTATTTCTTAAGTAACTATCATGTCCACTGTAAAATAATGAAAGACTACTGGACTGATTTTCAGATCCAAAACCTACAAGAACACCCCTACCAGAAAAACCATTCTTAAGACCCATCTCAAATGAATTAGAAGATATGTCATAATATGCAAAGGTGCTTGACATTTCTATGTCTACATCTTCTTGAGTAGTTACTTTACCAGCAAAAGTTGAAACACCAGCAACACTTAAATTATCTAAATTGGTATGACCATCAACATCTATATCAGCATTTAAATCAATATTACCAGAAAATATGGAAGGTCCGACAATATTTCCCAGTAAATTACCAGTGACATTACCAGTAACATTACCATCAACATTACCATCAAGATTACCAGAAAAAATGGTTGCAGTTACTATGCCAGATGCTTTTATATCTCCAACTGAACTAATTCCTACACCATCACCACTAACTCCTCCTATTTGATTAGGATTTTCACCTATTTGGAGAGTAAATTGAGGATTAGTGGTAGCTATTCCAACTGTACCACCTGTATTATAAATGCTACTTACACCAAATCCAGCATTTGTATCTTCCCACTGTGATGTTGGTAAACCTTGTAAAAATCTTCCATCACCGTAGAATGTGACTATTCCTGTTCCCTGTGCAGTTATTATTCCACTCTTTATACTAACACCAGCACCTATAATCTGAGTCGGGGCAAGTTCAGTGAGGGTCACTACACCAATTGTTGCACCTGTAATTGTTGCATCACCGATTATTTTTACATTTCCACGAACATCAAGAGCTTCTGTAGGCACAGTGGTTCCAATACCTACCAGACCTGTAGAAGTAACTAACAGATTGTCATCATCAACCTGTACCCCGTTACGAAAATTAAAATTCTTCTTGATATTTGCCATCAGTATTTTTTAGTTATTTATGAAGACTCTAGAGCAGCAACTCTAGTTGATAATTCTTTGATTGCTTCAATCAAAACTGGAATCAATCTTTCATAGCGAACAGCTTTGATACCATCAGGTCTCGTCACGACCACACCAGGTAGATTCATTTTTTCAATATCTTGAGCGATGACTCCAGTGTCGTCACTATGATTATCTTCAAACGCTACATCCATGTATACATCTTCATCAGTATCTTTTAAAGGATCAGTTGAGATACCAGTTCTGGTATTATTATCAAATACAGATTGTTTCCAATCATAAGTATATCCAGTAATCAATCCTACTTTTTGTACTGCGTTTGTTATTACAGAGAGATTTTCTTTCAAAGTCAAGTCAGATGAACTGAAAGCAATAATATCACCATCACATCTCAATACAGGTGTGCCAGCACCGTCAACATCGAATGATGCAATGGTTACGTCACCACCACCACTGCCTTTGCCAGCGATTCTAATCTTACCATTATTAGTAGTATTTTGAATTACTGCGATACCATCATTACCACCAGCAGTGTGAATATCACCTGAATTTGATGCAGTTCCATTCAAATGTAGGAACTTTTTACCAATAATATCACCATCATTTACAGTCAAATGATTTCCATCAAACGTTAAGTTGCTTGATGTTGCACCATTATTAGATCCATTCTTGAATACAACTTGGTTTGCAGATCCGAAACTTAAGTTACCAGCAGTAGTAGCACTATCAGCGTTTCCTGTTACATTACCAGTCACATTACCAGTCACATTACCAGTCACATTTCCAGTTAAATTACCAGCAAAAGTTGTTGATGATAAAGTATCTGTTGCAAAATTAAATGTGAGTTGTGCATCAGTCTTCGCAGCGGTCATTGTACCACTTGTGATATTTGTTAAGACAACTCTTTCACTACCAGATGTAGCTTCTGTTAAATTAGCTCCTGTATTTGTTAATCCAGAACCATCACCGAAGAATGTAGCAGCAGTAATCGATCCAAATCCTACTATATCAGGTGTATTCAATCCAACTATATCACCACCGATATGCATACTCTTACCAATACCAACACCACCTAAAGTTACAAATGATCCAGTTGTAGTGCTTGTTGCATTAGTTTCATTATGTACTCTTATGTTACCTGTAGATGCAACTTTTATTTCACCTGTAACATCTAACCTCTTATTTGGATTTGCTAATCTTACATTTTCGTTGAATGTAACAGGACCATCAAATTGAGATAATATTTGTTTTGATGTTCCACCCTCTACAAGTAATCTTTCTTTTATAACAACTTCATCAGCTAGAATACTTAATCTATTTGGATCTTCACCTGTAATTGTAGGAATAGGAATATCAAATGTTGTTTGTTGTCCACTAGCAGATGCGATTTTAGTGTTTCCAATATAGAAATCACCCTTATCATTCATACCTGTGTAAACTACGTTACCACAAGATGTTTCTTGAGACTGGGTTAAGAACTCTTCTCTTTCTGATAATGATCTATTCTGTAACTGTGGTAATGCAGTTGAATAGTTACCTGGACCATAACCAACATATTCAAATGTATGTCCTGATGCTCTCAGTATTGATGGTCTACGCAATTCAATAGGTATTGGTTTTATCTTCTTAATTTTAGAATTTGCTGCATGAGAAGAACTGATTGTTCCTAATGCACCACGAATTACAGAAATTTCATCACCACTTCCACTTAAAGAACTAGAAGAAATTCTCATGATTTCTCCCTCAATTTCTATGTAAGAACCAAGTGGAAAACGATTTGTTATTGAAGTTGCATTTACAGTTCCGTCTGGTAATGTGACTTTGAATGCTGAGTCTGATGGAGAAATAACTTCATTTAATTTAAGAGTTTCATGATCAAATAAAGATAATCCTCTTACTCCTAAGTTTTCTCCAGCTTTACTTGATAGTGCTTCGTTATCAGATAAACCATGTTTTAAAATATATTTTGGACTTGTAAGTGCGGTGGTTGTAACTGCTGTAAATGTATCAACGTCAGTAACACTCTGCACAATAAAGTCACCAAGATTAACATCACTAGCGTTCAATACTCTAAATTTATTTCCAACAACTAAACCATGTGCTGCTGTTGTATTAAATGTTGTGACTGTTGAGGAGAATGAAGCACTGCCAATAGCAGTCCAAGGACCTAAATCAATAATTTGTTGACCATTAAATATAGTGTCAGCAGGAGATTTAGAAACTGTTATTTGTTTTGTTGAATTAACAGCAGATATACGATGATATGAGTCTGTTCCAGTTGATATACCAGTTACCTGAATATAATTTCCAGTTGCAGTCGATATACCTGCAGCAGCAACAACTATATTTGCACTTGGAGAACCAGCAATACCTCCAGTCGCAACAGAAGAACTGTCAAAGAAATATGTTCCAGCACTGTAATCTGAACCACCCTCTTTAATCGTGGCAGCAGTTACCGCACCACCAGAAACAGTGACATCGGCAGTTGCTCCATTCCAAACTGCTGAAGCTGGTGCAGCATTGGTGTTGAATATTTTTACGTTATAATAAGTTCCGTTTGTGTGTCCAGAACCACCGTTTAAAGTAGCTTGAAACTTAAGTTGTTGTAGTTGATGCTCCTCATCAAGATTAATAACTGCATTTGTATTGTTATTTGTAACAGTTGTAATAGTTTTAGTTGCATCAAAAGATTTTAAAAACTTATTAACAGTTTCTCTGGTAATACTTTTCTTTAAATCATTTGTAACAACATCACCGAGAGGGAATCTTTTTGCAAAAGAAGTTGCTTCGGGTGGGTTTGCATCTATATTGTCACGATCATATTCAGGATATAAGTTAACTATATTTTGATTATACTTACTGTCAGAGAATTGCCCAGAGGATTCATTCATAGCATTATCACTATTCAATACAAATAAGTGGTAGATACCATCCTGTACTCCATCAATATAAGGAGTTACAACTTCAGTTCTGTAAACAAAGAAATTATCTTTATTATCATTTCGACTAAATCTTGGAAGTAAAGTTGTACGAGTTTGTGTATTGTTTGTAAATGTTCCTACTGTATGAGTTAAATTATCTACATCTGTGTTTGAATATTTAAATTCTTTATCATTAAGAACACTATCAACGGTGAAAGTACCATTATAACCTTTGTCATCTAATCCAGTTGAGTTTGTAGAACTTAGAACATTCTTAACTACAATTTGATCTCCAACATTTAAGTTATGTGGTTTATCTGATCGTATTGATACAAGATTGAGTGTGCTATCAAAACTAGCCTGAGAAATAAATCTAGTATTACGATCAAAACCATAATCACCAGCAGTGATAGATGTTTTTGTAAAATCAGAATTATTTAATACTGTGGTAAAGTTTGAATCTTGTAATACAAATCCATCTGTAGGATCTCTTCCATTAGTTAATTCTTTAGGTACAACATATCTTAACTTATAAATTTTTTCATCTAAACTTCTATCATCATTTTTTCTAACAAAATAAGATATATCATCAGTTCCTATTGTTCCATCATTTATCTTAGCATGAAGTGTATTTCCTGAAGCTAAAGTATGTACAAACCATCTATTTCTTGTAGTATCATACTGAATTGGATGACCTAGATCCCCTGCTTTCTTATCAGATACACGACTTATAATTTGAAATTTGTCAGTTGGATTTGCTACTGTATTAAGAAAGATTGGGTCTGCTAAGTCTGCATTAGTTTTCGATGATGCAATACGTATCTCTGAAGCTGATAAATCAGAATCTCCAGTATTAGTTATTGCGAAGTATACTGTATGTGGATCAATATTTTCGGGTAAATCACCATTGTTAGCAATTATTCTTATTGATTCTCCATTTTGTAAAGCATGTGAACCAATGGTAAATACATTTTTCTTTGTTGCGTTAGCAGCAGAGTGTGTTGCTTCATACTCTTTTTGTGATGTGTCTGTTGTACCAACACTAGCACCATTAGACATTACAAGAGTTGCTTCATAACTTACACCAGCCTTGTCAACAAAAATCTTTTCGTTAACTTTTGCACCTATTCTAAAACCCTGTGCAATGTGGGATGGTGGAACTGTTAGAGACTCTTGACCAAAAAGATATAGTTTGGTTGTGCTTGAAGCACTGTCTTTTATAAGTTGTAAATATTCTATCTCTTGGTCAGATGTAACTACTGAACGAGGAGTGATAACTGATGTGATGAATCCTTTGTCATCTTTAGAAAATGCATCTTTTTTAAATCCTTCAGCAGCGAGAGAGAATGTACCAAAGTTAGAGTTAGAGTTTGTTATTGATGCGTCAGCACCATCTATCATATTAAAGTGACTATGAAATCCAATTGCAAACACAGAAACAATCTGTACAACAGAGTCATTTGATACCTTAATATGACTAGTTCTCCATCCTTTACGATAATTTGCTTCTTGATCTAAATGATATACTGTCTCTGGATTTGTTGATGATGACTCTGAAGATAATAAAGTACCAGTTTGTTTAGAAAATGATATTCCACTATAAATTCTATTTGTACTATCATATTTTACAAATGCTCTATCATCTTTTTGTAATGATACAGCAGTAAATTGTGCAACCACCATTGATCTAAATCCAGTGGCTTTTTTACCATCAGCATGCATTCCCTGCATACCAAATACAGAACGAAGAGAAGTATTAAAGATATATGGTGATGCTCCTGATACTGTATCAGTTTCAACTAATACTTGACCATTAGCACTACTTAATCCTCCAGCAGAACCTGCTGGTAAATTTGATCTAACAAATGGTAGTGAATATTGAAATTTCTTTGAATTAATAACGTTTGATACTTTAGTTGATATATTGTAATCTGCTACATTTATTCCACGAATTTTGATAGGAGTGCCACCAGTAAGATTGTGGTCAACAAAAGTAGTTACTGTTACTACCTGACCTGGTGTTGCTCCATCACCAGATTCAATACTGGTAATATTTAATGGATCTGTTGCAAACGCACCAACAATTTCAAATTCAGGTCTTTGTGGAGAGAATCCTTTAGGAGATGATGGATATTTTTGTGTTATTGATCTTCTTGCTGCAGCTTCATTATAAGCATTTGATAATTTACTATAGTAAATGTCTAAATCTGTTAAATCACTAAATTGTTCTAATTTAGTGACACCATCAGCATATTCAAAACAGGTTAATTTATGGTGTGAAAATGTTGGTTTAGATTGATTATTGGTGCTAAAATCAGTTGGATCTGTGTAGACTAATCCAGTATCATCTCCATCAAAGAAAGTAAATTGCCAAAAATAACAAGCACCAGTAATTCTGAATAACGCACTACTAGGTGCATTAACATCAGTAGGATTAGGCACATATAGAGGTCTAATCTTAGTTTTCCTTAAATCTAATCCAACAATAGAAGTACCTCTTGGTACAACAACACCACCATTAACACTATTAAATTTGTAAAGTATATTATCTTCTTGTGTTAAGTCAAAATTAGAATTTAAAGTTAGAGTAAATGTATTTAATGCACCTGATATAGATCCACTTGGACTTACTGCTTTTGCAACACCATCGTCACTTCTGATAGCAAAACCAGGTCTATTATCAATTAAATGATTGCCTGGAAAAAGTAATATTGTTGTTCTTTCTACTAAATCATTATCATTTCCTGCCACATAAGAAAATCTAGCAGACTCTATCAGTGCTCTCTGAATCGTTTTGAAGGGTTTTGTTAATGAATTACCTTGATTATCAATGGCATCAGTCGAATCAAGATCATTTGGATTTACATAAAGGATACGACCCTCTGTATTCTTTATAAAATTCTCTAACTTATTAAGAGGCATCTTTTTTAACTACTATAAAATGTGATCGA